ACAAACACGCGAGAACCAGTCGTAGTCAAACCAGTGAGCGTGGTTTCGATGTTCTCTCTAATCAACTGCCGTACATGCGCCATTAGTTTTTACTCACCATTAGCTCTGTCATCCCCGTACCATCAGCCATAACAATGTTGACTGTATAGGTATTACCTTCGTAAGAGACAGAATCCCCCTCCGCTGCCGTTGATATGTCTGCCGTTCTCATAAGCAACCGGGGACGACTAACAGCAAACGCAACCGTTCCCCCCGCCTCAACGCCTTCATAATCGTTATCAACGATAGCTTTATATGTGACCGCAGAACCACCTTGGAGCGTGTAAGACACGTCTATTCCAAAGTCGGTCAGCATTAACAACCTGTCATCCGCAGTCTCTACAGCCATTAGTCAGACTTCTTCCGATACCGTCTTCGAGGCTTGTCATCCCCTAGACCAATAGAGCGATCCTCTGTCTTTTCAGGCTCGGCATACGGAACAATCCGCTCCATGCCCAATAATCCTTTTACATCTGCTTCGTCGAAATCTTTACCAGATTCAACGATATCGCCAACGTTACATGTGGAACCTTTGATGCGGCAACGCTTCTTTACTTCGTACTTCATATCACCTCCAAGGAAGACCCCCCACCCGAAGGTGAGGGGCTTCGTCAGCTTTATGCGCCGTCGTTACCGAATGCGAAGCTCACTGCGTGACGTACCGCTACGTCTACAGATTGCAATGCAACGACTCGGACTGTGCCGCTGGTGCTGTTGCTGTATGGGTCAACAACGATGTCCAATCCACCGAACATGCCGATGAGTAGGTCACTGAAGTTACCGAAGTACAGGTTTCCAGCAGTAGCTTGGTTGGACACGATGCCTTGATAACCGTTGATTGTGCCGCCCGGCTCAACTACGAATTGAGCAGTGTTGGTGGCCTTCTCAGTGGTCTTCAACGCGCCGTACATGCTTGCAGGCAAGATGTATGACAGGTTGCCCATCAGAGCATTGTCTTCTGCTACAGCAGTTTCCAGCGTAACTACTTCGGCAAACGTCGGGTTTGCAGCAGCGAAGTTGGTTACTTGGTTAACGCCAGTAGTGTTCAAGATGCCTTCTGGGTTGCCTGAAGTGCCAGAACCTTCCAAGCCAGCCTTGTCAATCGCGGTAGCGATAGATTGAGCCAGATCGTCACGGATCAGAGCTTCAACATCCAAAGAACTTTGAATGAGCAACTGACGAGTAACGTCGGTGAATGCACCCAAAGTCTTAGGAGCCATGCTTACGTTACCAATGGTCATTTCAGACTCAGCGGCAGCCGTACCCTCACTCGCTACGAAAGCGGCAGTAGAGGCAGCAGTCTTCTTGGGGATCTTAACGTCACCAGAAAGACCACCCAGCATACGAGCACCAGCCTGCATTACGCTTGAAGCGTTACGCAGAGCGTCGATGAACTCTTCGCCTTTGAAGTCTTCAGCGATCAGATCGCCGTCAGAGCCAGCAGACATATCGCGCTTCCAGTTACGCAGAACTTCAGCAGGCAACATAATGCCTTGAGCGGTCACACCGTACTGTTGAGCAGCAGCGCGAGAGGCTTCAAACTCAAACGCAGCAGCTTCTTGGGCGCGACGATCCGTTGGGTTAGCTAGAGCGTGGATTGCCCGCATCATACTGAACTTTCCAACTTCTTTACGGCTCAGACCAATTTCTTGATCTTCTACAGCGCCGATGCTGCCGATTTCTTCTAGCAACTGTCCACGGAACTCTTCAATGCTTACGCCTTCAGAGATAGCCCGTTGAGCCATTTCTGACTTGTTGTGGCGGGAGCCAAGCTCAACGATTTGAGCGGCATTCTTTTGAGCGGCTTGACGGGCTTGTGCCTCAACCGCTTGTATATCAACTTCTGACATAGTTTTCTCCATATTGTCAGTTACGATCACTGGTTGTTGCGAAGGCTCGATAGACCGCCCCACGCCAACTGTCACATCAGCGGGGATTGATACTAAACTTGCTTCGTGGATACGGAACTTCTTTACCACATAAGTGTCCTTGTCCTTCCGCTCCATTTTTTGTACCGAATAACCAATGCTTACATTAGCTTTGATACCATCGGTAACATCATCGAAAGCCTCTCTAGCAAGTGCGCCTTTTCCAAAACGCACCGTCGCCCGGAGTCGCCGGGCCGAGCCATCAAGACTTACAGATTCAATAACACCCACCTGCTTCTCAGGATCATGGTCTAACAACAGTGGGGCGCGTCCAGACTTCAGGAATGACAAGTCAATCGCTTCATCTGAATGTTCTAATACTTCCATGCCGAATGATCGCATAACCGGCTCTTCGCTTGAGATAGCCATGCGAACAGTTCGCTTTTCGTCGTCTATAGGCGACATCTCCATCGCCATAGCGCGAGTCATATTTGGCTCGGTGGCGCGGTCTTCCTCGCTATAAGTGCTCTCTTCGACTACTTCTTCAACCTCTTCAACGACCTCCTCAGTCGCCTCATCAAGCTCTTCCATCTCATCTTTGGAGAACTCAACGATGTAGGAATCATCGGTTTCTTCGACGTTCTTAATATGCCTTTCTGAATCCATAGTAATTTCTTCAGTTTCATCTGTAAGATGTTGATTTTCCAAGATTTTGTCCATCGTGTCACTCCATTTCTTGTCACTTTCTGAATCAAAACCTCTATCATCAGAACTTAGTGGATGGCCTTTAGGTAGTAGGTCAGTGTCATGCTTCCCGCCACGGAACTTGCCGTTACGCAAAACGTATAAAAATGAATTAACGCGAGCATAAGCCCACTGCTCAGGACTCTTTACCGTCGGTCGAACAGACCCCGGATTAGTCTTATAAGCTCCCACACCACGTCTAAAAACCGCTGATAAAGTTCGTAGATTAGTTCGCTTAGTTTCGACATCCCCAACCTCCTCGTTGTGATCCTCGACCTTCTTCTGCAAGCCTTTCTTGACTGAACCAGAGATAGCCGCTCTATCTTCAGCCTCATCAGCAGCTTCAACCTGCCTCCTGACTCGTCTAGCTACTGCAAATCCGGCACTCCCACCCCATAGCGCCCAAGCGATTCGCCCTGCTGATGGATACCCCTCCTCTCCCGGACGGAACCCTTCAGCCTTCTTATCGACTTCGTGTCGAGAGAAGAACGAATACATGCGCTTCATCGTGTCGATAGATAGCTCTTTGCGGTTAGATATATCCCGCGCCCTAGCAACACCAACCTCTGTCCCGCCCCTGCCGAATTCTTTGCGCCACTCAAGCCCCCGCTTGGCTTCTCGAACCATCGCCTCTGTTGGCTTGGTATTTATGTCTCTGCCCTTATAAGTCGCCATCAGAGTCTCCAGCTATCTCGGCTTCTACCGGCAATATCTGGCCTGCATACGGCTCTAAAGCGTATTGAACGCCAAATTGTTCCATCAGCGCCTTATCACGCTGGATCTGAGCAAGCAGTTCTTCAGTGTCCTTGCCATAGTTGCTGGCAACATCTTGCAGGCTCAGAATGCCGTTCTTTAGACCCAGAACAGCCGCAGTCATCTCTTTTTGCGGGTCTACCCAGCTCCAAGCCCTACCACGGAACTCGCTCTTACTAGCGAACCTGTCGTATTCCCGCAGAGGAACAATAATCGCCCCCATTTCCATGCTAGAAGCAAGCCAAGCCTCATAAACACGACGGATGAAGCTGTCGATCATGAAGGTTTGAAGGTTTTTGTATGCGTCACGCTCTTCTAATGCACCTTGCCGAATGCTTGAATAACTGGTTGCCTCTAAATCATTCGATAGGGACGTGTAGGAGGCTCCCTCAAGGCCGCTTGCGATACCCTTTAGGATTGCCTTATGGAAGCTATCAAACTCGCTAGAGGGGTACTGAGGGTCAAATGCGGTGAAGTCCACGCCATTTGGTAGCTGGTGGAAAGTGCCCGGCTCCGCATCCATGATCGGAACATTGCCATCAAGGTCATCAGCAACGAATCCATCGCCAGCGGGAGAGGTGAAGAAGCCCATCTTAGAGGCTCCAACACGAGCATTCACGACAGCAGCTTCCCGCAACGCGCCTAATTGCTTCAATCCAGCCATTGAAGGTGCCATCCAAGGCTCCCCCCTCGTCTGTCCTGCTCGTAACTGTTTGAAAATATGCAGCATTTTCTCAGCAGGGATGCGAATGTGCTTTGGACTCTTCGATATTGAGGTGAAGTCATAGTCACCCGGATGGTAGGACAGCATGTGGTAAGCGACCGGACGCTTAAACTTGTCAATCTCCACACCCATACGAACTTCATTGCCGTTTCTTAGGTATTCAGAGAACTCTACGTCGATTCGATCAGGTTCAATCAACTGAAGACTGAATGAATCCTTAAACTCTGCGCTGCGATGCAAGATGACGAATGCTTCGCCGTCACGAGCAATTGACTCAATGACCATCTTTTGCACGTCTACCCAAGACAGCTTTCCGTCTACGGTGCAATTGCCATATTTACCCCAATTCCTCCACTGGTCTTCAACAGCTTGATTTCCAGACTCGTCTAGCTTACCGCCAGACGCTAATGCTTTGACTTGCAGGGTGAAACCACGATCCCCGACCACATTGTTCTTCAGGAGGGTGAGGTATCGCTTCGCATACTCGTTATTTCTGGCTAAGTCACGAGATCGAGAGCGTAAACGGGTCAATGCAGGCTTTAGTTCACTGTCAGCACTCCGCTCCGAGGATCTGAAGTCATCAAACAGCCTTGATGTGCTTGCTCCAGCGTAAGAACGCTTAAAAGGCACTAATTTCTTGGGTTTGGCTCTAAATCTGTCGAAAATCCCCATCAGAACCTCACTTTGATAGTCTGTGAGCCGGTTTTACCGTTTTTGGCAAGCTCTTTTGCCTCGTGCTGCACGATCTCACCGCGATAAAAGTCTCTAGCATCAATCAATTCTTGGAATGACATCTTGGTTAGGGAGCGACCAGCGATGGAATATGAAGAAACGTCCGAATCAGCCTTGCCTGAGAGCAATGACTCAATCTTACCAACCATGATCTCTGCGAATATGCGTGGATCTGCTTGGTTATCATCCAGATCGACAATGATATTGAAGTCGCCATCATCAATGACTACTCGGTTGCCGCTGGATGTTTGTGTGATTTCTAGCTGCCAATGATACTTGCCAGCCGTAAACAAAGCGCTCTCAGCGGAAGTGATGGTGAACAAATACCCATCACTTACTTCTGTAGCATCAATTGTGAATTCTGCGTTACCGCCTTGGTGTATACGAGCAACGTATTGCGCCGAATAAGATGCTGTGGGGTAGTCAGAAACGAAGTCTGTACGCTTCCACTGAACGTAATCCCCAACTGTAAAGTTTTCCGGCTCTGTTAATGGAGCATTCGCCGGATCAAACAGGTTCGCCATAAATTACCGCCATGAGTTAGCAAAACTGCGCCCCGTTCTAGGTACAAATGGACGCTTGTTTGGGGTTACGGGAACTTCTTTCGCCTGCGTATTCTCCAATATATCAGGAGATTCGTCAAGTTTATCCGCTAACCCATTGATATTTATGCCAATAATAGCATAAGCAGCGTAAGCGTAGACCATACAATCTAGCGCCTCATTTCTAGCCCGAATCTTCTCAAAAACACGTTTCTTATAACCTTTGTGATACTTGGTGACGATCTTTTCCGCTGTTAGCTGGCGGAAATACTCATCATTCAGCTTGTCAGAGAAGTGTATGTATCCCGGCCCCATTTCTTGTATTCGCATACGAGCGAACATCAGATCTTTGACCGTATCTACACCAATCGGGAACAATGGGCATCGACCAACATTGTTTTTGCTGGGACGGCCTGCAACTGGCTTGCCCTCACCCCCAACACCCTTGATTGCAAACACTTTGCGTCCAGCATTCTTCTTGCAGTAAGCGTACACGGAGTTGGTGAAGTGACCCCCAGAGTCGATACAAGCGGCGCGGATAGCGATTTGCCTTCCACTTTCTGTTTCGTACTGGGCGAACAAGTAGGAGTCGAGAGCAGTCCATAGCTGCGGAGTAGATGGATCTCCATAAAGGGTGATGTGGTCAACAACCCAAGACTCATCATCCCTCCCAAAACCTATAATAGATATTTCAAGTCGATTATCCTGAACATCGACCCCAGCAACCAAAACTAAAGCGTCATCAGGGATATTTGGCATCTCCTCCCGGCGCTCAGACAGCATGTAGTCATCAACCGTCTCTCCAATATCACTCCAAGTCTGGCCTAAATAGGTATTCGTCCACACCCGAAGCTGCTCCGGGTTCTTCTTAACCGCTAAAAACTCCTTTACAGCGTCAGGGAGGGGAGTCCAAGGGGAGTAAAGGCCAGATATTGCGTACCCCGCAACACCTCGAAACGGCTTGTTAGCGATCCATGTACCATTCCGTACAGACCACACTCTGTCAGCGTCCGTCCACAACACTCCACAATGGTCGCAGACGTATTGAGCCGTGTCTGGGTCATTGTCCTGCCATTTCACGTTAGACCACTTCAAAACTTGGTCTGATTCACAATGCTTACAGGGAACATGATAATAACGCTGGTCAGACTTATCAAAAGCGTCCTGTATTCGGCTGTTATCTGTATTCGTGGGGGTGGACACAAGGATTAACTTGCGATTCCAGAACGTAGCAGAACGCTTCTTAGCCAACTGTATAGGGTCGCCCTCACTCCCTGCGGAGGGTGGGTATCTATCCACCTCATCACATAGAACTATCCTAATAGGGCGCGAGGCGAGTCCTGACGGGCTGTTAGCACCCACCATCGTTAACGCTCCACCGGGGAACACTTTATGGAGTGTTGTGTTACCAGAATCCCTTGATCTGGGGTCTTTTACCTTCCCACGAAGAGCCGGTGTACT